GTTCACGATAAATGATAGGCTCTAATCCTGGATGCTTCTTGAAAATATCCGGATAGTCCTTTAATAATTGACGACGTTGAACAGGAACCTTAAGTTCTAAATCTTCCTCAGTGGGTTCCTTTAAATCTTCTTCAATCTCTGCAAGTTCGTCTTTTTCTTCTTTATCATCTTCTTTGTCATCTTTAGAATCGGTATCTTTATCTTCGGTATCCGATTCAACTTCTGTATCTTCTTCCTCCCCCGTAACGTCATCATCTGTTTCATCAGCCTTATTTAATTCGGCAAGAATATCATCAGCTGATAAAGTATCTAATCCACCACTACCACCAGTATCTTCACCAGTGTAGAATGGCTGTTGAATCTTATTGAATTGCGGACGCATTTACATCTCCAGTAATTGGGGCACTCTTATTGTTGTTGTTGTTCTTAGGTTTTTCCTGATTAGGTTGCCCCTGTGAATCAGGATTACCCGCTGGTAATTGTGGTTGTCCATCTGGGCCTACAGGTGGCATACCAGTATTTTGTGCATCTAAATGTTGCTTAGCATGTAACAATACATTCTGATACTTTTCAGGATGATTATACTTAAAGAACTGACCAACTTCTGATACGGCCCATTTCCTGCAAATTTCAAATTGAATAGGGTGAGTATCCATTAATACGTCAATTTCAACCGAAGGTTGCATCGGCATTAATGGGTCACCAGTCTGAATAGGTTCAGTAGATAAGAGCATCTGAATTTCTGCCCACTGTTTATCTACATCATCTGCTCCCGGTACGAAAAAGTTATCTAATCCAATAGCCTGACGTAAAATTGGTAGATTCTCAGGCTGCATAAGCATCTGAAGAATACCGGGATTAGGAGATAGCAAGAGTTGCATGACCACATCTTTACGCTGTGACCATGACAAAGGAAGATTCTCGTTAGCTTCTAATTCAACTCGTCCAATCTTACCAGATAACTTAGATTTCTCAATCACTACATTAATGAATGAGCCATCTTCTCGCTTCTGTACATCCTTTTCATCTGTTTCAATGACGTCAATATACATTGGAATTGCTTTACCAAATATATCTTTCCACCATGAACAGAAGAATTTCCAAGTAGTACCTAAACGAGATTGAGCCTGATTCTTAGACATAGAATCTTGGCTAGCAGTATCTGCATCCATACGTCCAAATAATGCAGGCATTGCACCAGAAGCTAATTGTCCTAAAGACTGAATCTGCTCACCAAAAGGCATAACTTCGCCTGATAGAGTAGCAGTTTTAATCTCAAAGAATCCATCTTCAATCTTTTTATTTCCACTAATTGACTTAGTAGGAATTAATGCACCGGGACTAACTTCAGTCTGTTGATAAGCATTTAAATCAACAACAGCAGGGTCAACGAAAGTTAATCCAACACCATGTTCAATAGTCTGTTTAGTTAGACTAATTAAATCATTTGTAATCTCTTGGACTGAAGTAAGTAACATGCCAAGAGGGTCATTAGATAAAGCATCAGAAAGTGGATTATACATAATCGTCCACTCGTCATCTAATGCACAAGCTTTAGCACATCCAAATGCATCATTTACAAATGAAGCCTTGATTCCATCTGGATACTTTTTCTTCCAGGCTTTAGCTCTATCTTCATCTAAAATATTGTAAGCAGCCGGCTTAAACCAAGCATTCTTACAAGTTACAACATTTACAGGATAGGTACCACGATATTCAGTTGATAATCTAGCCCACTGTTCGTAACTATCATAACCACCAACATTACTACCGCTAGACTGATTCCCTATTTTACCGTGAAGTTTTGGGAATTCTTCGATAGCATTCGCATAGTGAGTTTCATAACAGTAAAAAAGATATAAAACTTCACTCTGCTTACGAGCGTATAACGGAATCTTAACATTCAATCCGCCGTATGATTCAAGATGGACTCTACCTTTAGGTTCATCTACTTCACCAACAAGGTCTAATTTAACATCAATTACTTGTTCAACTTCAGGAGTCATAGGCTGATTACAAGATGGACAAATTTCTTGTCCCATCCCTAAGCCCATTAATTCAGGATTCTGTGCCTGCATCATTTCATCAGGCATACCACTTAATTGTTCCCCTACTTCTTCTTGGGGGTTTTCAGTAGGTGATAGAGGATTAGGATTAGGATTATTAGGGTCAATTAATTCATCACTCAATTCAAACTTGCAAAGTGGGCATGAAGTAATCTGATGTGTTTCAGGAACTTCTTGATATTCTTTGACGTTATAGGTACCGTACTTCTTATCTTCCTTTACATAGTTATAGCAGCAGACAGGACTTTCCGTCGCATAAATAAATAACGAATGTAACCAAAGTAAAGGAGCATTATTATGGCGATAGATTAGTTGAGCAATCTTATCACCCATCTTAGCAGTTTCTAAATCTGCTGAATCTTCAGCATCATCAGGATATGCCTTGATAGGAGGAACAGTGACGGACAGAGCAGCAAAGATGCTCTCTAAATAAGCACGAAATACGTTAACACGTTGGTCATAATATGATTGGTCAGAGTTACCTACACCATCTAAATTCTCTGCATTCCAAATACGCCAGTCATGAGCAACTGCATCATACCAAACATTGGTAATGTTATTCCAAAAGAACTTCAAACGCCGATATTTTTGTAATTGAAGTTGCCGAGTAGCAAAATCTTCTTTCCAAAAATGGTCGCGCATCGCCAGAACATCAGCGATTTCCTGGTCGGATAGATTAAGTTCCTTGTTATGTTTTTTATCCACTATTGTCTCTTATAGTAATTGCCTAGGATTTTATTAAATCCCTTAAGCATTTCTGAGTTAGGCAATAGTCTTGAAGCTTGTTCAAAATTTTCACCCGCTCCTTGACGCAATGCTACATCTTGGTCTTTTTCACCAGGTTGTCCAGCATATGCAGTACGAATTGGAGCAGAGTCATTTCTTAATGGAATATCACCACGCCTAACATTACGCATGGATTCTGTATTGATAGCTTCATAATCTGGCTCAGGAGAACCTAACATACCTTTAAGCCAACCACCAACACCTTGTCTAGCATGAACCATTTCATGCGCTAACACATCATTAATATCTTGATTGTCAGCTTTAATTGCAGGCATGTTTAATTCAATAGTACCAAATGGACTAGTTGAACCGTAAGTATGGTCGCCCAATATCTTACGCTTTAAATAACCCATTTCACCTATACGATTAACATTAGCTGCATTCTCAGGAAATTCTCTACTCCTACCAGCCCACGCTTGTTCCATCTCAGGATTACGTGCAGCCGTAGCATCAGACATAACTCCACCAAAGATATGTGGAACTAGTCCTTCTTCGGGCATTACCTGATTATATAGCTTACGCAAAAATCCTGGTTGGTCAGGCATACTATCCTTCTTTGATACCTAAGGCATCTTCAAGATTATCTAGTTGCGTAGTTAATGCATCTTTTTCTTCAGGCTTAGTTTCAGAATCAGGCTTAGCTGCACTTAAGTTTGAAATAGCTTCAGCTTGCTTTTCTGCTAATTTAGCTCTAGACTCAGCTTCTAATCTCTGTCTAATAACATGAAAAGGAGTAGCCCTAGTTTGAATAACCTGTTGCCTAGGTTGTTCTGTCACTTGAGGCTCAACTTCCTTGTTTAATAAACTAGTGATACGTTGATTAGCAATTGATAATTGCATAGACAACGCTTCACAAGTAGGACAAAACTTAGCTTCTTCACGTTCGGTTTCTAACTGTTCAGCGCAATGCTCACAGTGAGGATTCATTAATTCATGGAAAAATTTAATCACACGATTCATAAATTAATGCCTACGCTTAGAATGAAAAGTCTTAGCTACCATTAAAGGCTTCGAGCTTTCTAATTTCTCAGCCTGTCTATAAAATGCAGTCCAATTACCAGTATTAGCTAATTGCTCTGTAAGTTTGTTTTGCTTCTCAAACTTCTTAAATTCTTCCGCTGCATCTTCAAAGAGTTGTTCCGCAGCGTCAATACCATATCTCTGTCCATCGTATGCGTCATCGCCATTGAACTCTGCAACATCTTCTGCTGGTTTATCACCTTTATTCTCAGCATAGTTACAGGCTTTAATTGCTTCAATAGCCATTGGGCAACAATCTGGATGACCTTCATGGTCTTTCTCATCACAGCAAAAGATTTGATACTTAGGTATATTAGTCTCTGGTGCTGGTTCATCAAATAGTGCTAAGTATTCTTCATATGCGTGCTGGCCTTTTAATCTATAGACCTGCATCGCATATTCATGATTATATTCTGGTCTCTCAGTCTGCTTAGGTTGTGGCTTTGCTTGCCACCTTAAATATTCATGCATTAACATCTTTCCTGAGATTCTAGACCCAGGAGAGTTTAATGTTAATTCTACAGGACATCCCAATTCTCTTTCAATCTCACTTTGAATTGTATGGTCTTGTCCTCTATCTTGTCCTGCTGATTTGCAAACTTTAACAAATCTATTTTCATTGGGTAAGTACGATTTAACAATCGGCCCCCATTCAGCTATTTTAGTTTTAGTCCAGACAAGTTCACGATATAAGTAAAGTCGTTTGTTTGGACTGACTGCAAAAAAGCCTACCCAATTATTAGCCCTAAAACCCCAATCAATGATAGCAAACTTAGGCCAGAACTCAGGAATAGCAAATGGTGGTATCTTATGTATTGCATTCTCTGGTTCATCAGGATATTTTCTATCCCTAAATTCATCAAAGACCTGGCCTAAATATGCATCAAAGTCACCAAACTTTTTAGCTTTACGTTCTGCCTCAGGACGACCATCTAACGATTGACCGTACGTAGGGTCGATATGAGGATTGTCCGCAAAAGTAGCATGGATATAAATACGCTTATTACCACCTTTACCAACAATGATTTTGCCGCCATCTTTGTAGGGGTCAATAAACCTTTTCTTTACCCAAGTATGTCCTACACCACCAGGCATTCCTGCACATCTAGTGATACTAGGTAAACCTGAACCAACAGGAGCACGATTACGTTCAAACGTGATGTATAAATAAATCCATTCAGTGAATGAAGTTATTTCATCAGGAGTAAAGAGGGGAATCTGCATGGAATCATATTTATGAACATCATCCTCGTGTTCACAATGTCCCAAAAATATTTGGGCTCCACCGTTCCCCATAATTCCACCGCTACCATACTGGTCTAATCTGGGAAAAGTCCAAATCATATCAGTCTTATTAAAGGTAGCACCGAACTTAGAATATATTTCCCTCGCTCGTCCTAAGATTTCATTCTTAAGTTCTGGATAAGTCCTACGCATGAAAACTTGCTTCCACTGAGGATTTTCATGCCACTTGTTAAGTATGCCATACATTAACAAAATGTCAGACTTACCGGAACCAGCTCCACCTAAATAAGCAGCTTCCTTAATCGTATGAGGAATAGCTGCAAATTCTTCCTGTTTAGGATTACACCGCCAACTGTTCTTAAGGTTCTCTAAGTCCTTAAGATTAGTCTCAACCATTGAACTAATACTTCTTAACGATGATACTGCAAGCTCCACCAGTGCATCGCACAAATGGGTCAGCTGTAACTACACCAGTAGTACTACCACCAGTTAATGCAGTCCAATTGGTACCATCAATAGATGTCTCTACAGCAGCAGTAGAATGCAGAAACACAAGAGTAGATGGTAAAGCATATTCACCATTCTGTGCTGCTGCAAATACTACACCGCATTCAATTAACTTAGTAGGTAATGCTATTGCCATCTCTACCTCATTACGTTCGGAATAGCTACGCCTAATTGTCGTAGTACAAAAAGAATCATAACTACGATAACCAAG